AACTAAACAAGGTGAAAATAGAAGAGCGATTAAAAACGCTTTAACTAACGTTAAAAATTTTTTTAAGCCTAACGAAGCCTCTAAAAACTTTGGTCTAGGTATTTACGACATGAAAGATGGCGGAAGAGTTAAAAAAAGAAAAGGAGCTGCAAAACGTGGCTTTGGAAGAGCATTTAAAGGAGGAAAATAAAATGGCAAACCCAAACTATAATAAACAAACTACACAACCTAGAACTAAGCTAATGGGTGGTGGTACAGCTAGAAGAGATATGAGATCTGGTTATTATCCATCAGACATGGGCATGGCAGGTGGTGCTATGTATAAAAAAGGTGGCCGAGTTAAGAAAAAGCAATTAAAAGCTTCTAGAGATGAGTCTTATGGTAAATTTGGATCTAAAGCTAAAAAATCTGGAAAAATAAATAGATAAGGAAAGTTATGAAAAAACCAATACCAGCAGGTAAAAAGGGAAAAGGAATAAGAAAATTAAAAAAAGTAGCACCTCAAGTTGCAAAAAGAATGGGCTACAAAAAAGGTAAAAAGGTTAAGTAATGGCTCGTCCAGGGCTTTACGCAAACATCCACGCTAAAAGAAAGCGTGGTGGTAAGATGAGAAAGAAGGGAGCAAAGGGTGCTCCCACTGCAGCAAACTTTAGAAGAGCTGCACAAACAGCGAGAAAAAAATAATGACTAAACTTTGTCCTAGAGGTAAGTCGGCAGCGAAACGAAAATTTAAAGTTTACCCGTCTGCATACGCTAACGCATACGCTAGTAAAATTTGTGCGGGTAAAATTAAAGATCCATCTGGAGTAAAAAGAAAAGATTTTAAAGGACCTAAACCAGCTGGTAAAGCCATGGGTGGTAGAGTAACTTTTAGAGGCGGTGGAATCTGTAAAAAAGGGATGAATAAAAATATTTTGAGAGCATAAAATGGCTGGTTTAAAAAAATGGTTTAATGAAAAATGGGTAGACATTGGTTCAAAGAAAAAAGGTGGGGGATTCAAAGAGTGTGGAAGAAAATCTGCAAGTGGATCAAAAAGGAAGTACCCCAAATGCGTTCCTGCTGCAAAAGCCGCCCGAATGACAGACTCGCAAAGGCGTTCTGCTGTTGCGAGGAAAAGAAGTAAAGCTCAAGGTGTTGGTGGTAAACCAACAAACGTTTCAACATTTACAAAAAGAAAAAGCATGGGCATGGGAGGTTTAGTTTGAGAAAACAAGACAACATGCCAGCAAGAAATAAAAAGAACTTTAGACCTACAAAGTCTGGAGCAGGTATGACACGAGCCGGTGTCGCTGCCTATAGAAGAGCAAATCCCGGTTCTAAATTAAAAACAGCTGTGACTGGTAAAGTTAAAAAAGGGTCCGCTGCCGCTAAAAGGCGAAAATCGTACTGCGCAAGAAGTGCAGGTCAAATGAAAAAATTTCCTAAAGCTGCGGCCAATCCAAATTCGAGACTTAGACAGGCACGTAGAAGATGGAAATGTTAAATGAAAAATGCAATACTAGACGCACTAGAAGATAGATACACCGCACAGATTTCAGAAGCAGACGCTACAATAAAAATATACTTAGAAAATTCTGTGGGTATTGGGGAACATCCTCAACATATAGATGAAATAGATAAACAGTTTCAAAAAATTGCTGATGCTCAAGAAAAGTTAAAAGCAATAGAAGATTTTAGGGAGCCAAGACGTGCCCTTTAGATCTGAGAAACAAAGAAAGTATTTGTTTGCGAAAAAACCGGAGATCGCAAAGAAATGGAGTAAAAAATACGGTAGTAAAATAATAAAAAAAAGGAAGAAAAAATAATGGACGAATTAACATTTATAGAAAAAATAAGAAGAGTAATTAAGATGAGACATGATGATGTTGTTTCTGCTATGGCGTCAGGAGGTGTTGACAATATGGAAAAATATCAATATATGTTAGGTCAGATACGAACGTATCAATATTTAAGTCAGGAAATATCCAGCCTGCTAAACAAAAAGGAGCAAAAAGAAAATGAAGGAACAGTCGTCGATATTAAAACCAAACAATGATCTAATTGGTTTAAAAAAAACAGATTCTCAAAAACTTCCAAAACCAACAGGTTGGAGACTTTTAGTTTTACCTTTTAAACAAAAAGAAAAAACTAAAGGTGGAGTAATATTAGCAGATGAAACATTAGAAAGATCACAAGTAGCATCTAACTGTGGTTTAATTTTAGACATGGGACCGCACTGCTATGATAAAGACAGATACCCAGAAGGCCCATGGTGTAAAAAAGGTGATTGGATTATCTTTGCAAGATATGCAGGATCACGAATTAAAATAGATGGGGGTGAGATAAGGCTTCTCAATGATGATGAAGTTTTAGCGACCGTGGATAACCCCGAAGATATATTCCACGAATTTTAACAATCATAGGAGGAACTATGCCAGACAATGAAAACACAGTTGATATTGATAACTCAGGTCCTGAGGTAGAAGTACAGCTGCCAATAGAACAGAAAGAAGAAGATAAAACTTTTGAAAACGAGGTAAACAAAGATGAAAAAGTTAATCAAAACAATAACGAGTCCGTTAACACAGATAAGAAATCTGACGAGCAGTTTAGTGTTCGGGATGAAGTCCGTGCCGAGGGAGGTGTTGTTGAAAAGAGCTCTGATGAGAAAGGGAGTGATAAACAACAAGACAACTCTAAGTCAGTTGAAGAATATTCTGAAGGAGTCAAAAAAAGAATAGCAAAACTTACTAAGAAAATGCGTGAGGCCGAAAGGCAAAGAGAAGAAGCTATTGCTTTTGCAAATAGAATAAAAAAAGAAAGAGATGCCTTTGAAACTAAATCTGTATCTCTTGATAAAAACTATGCCGTAGAGATGGAGAATAGAATCTCTGGTCAGTTAGCTGCAGCACAAGCTAAACTTGCAGCGGCAAGAACTAACGAAGATTCTAAAGCAGAAGTAGAAGCACTAACAGCAATTTCACAATTGGGTTATGAACAGGGTAAATTAGCTGAGCTTAAAACAGCACAGCAAATGCAAGAAACTGCAGAAAAAGAAAAACCTGTGCAAAGACAACAAACACAACCTACTCAACCTGCACCAAGAGACCCTAAAGCAGAGGCCTGGGCAGAGAAAAATGAGTGGTTTGGTAAAGATAACGCAATGACATATACCGCTTTTGATTTACATAGGAAATTAACAGAAGAAGAGGGTATGGACCCTCAATCTGACGAATATTATGAGGAGGTTGACAAGAGAATAAGACTTGAATTCCCCCATAAATTTGATAAACCTGTGGAAGAAAAAACTACTAGTAAACCTACACAAACCGTTGCATCTGCAACGCGTAGTCCAAAGACCGGTAGCAACAACAAAACTGTGAGACTCACTTCCTCACAGGTCGCAATAGCGAGAAAATTAAGAGTGCCATTAGAAGAGTATGCGAAACAACTTATGAACACGAAGGAGGAATAGGCATATGGAAAAAGAAAACCAAACTCGTGCGAGCCAAAGTAAAAGTGATTCTACAAAAGTAAAATCACAAGCAGCAACGGTAAAACCGAAAACTGCGCCAAAACCTTGGACTCCACCATCATTCTTAGATACACCCAACGCGCCAGAAGGATTTAGACACAGATGGGTCAGGGTAGAAGTCAGAGGATTCGTGGATACGAAAAACATACAAGGACGCTTAAGATCCGGGTATGAGTTAGTAAGAGCCGATGAATATCCAGAAGACGACTTTCCAACAATCGGAGAAGGCAAATACGCCGGGGTTATCGGGCATGGAGGCCTAGTGCTGACTAGGGTACCGGAAGAGATCGCAAGGTCAAGAGAAGACTATTTTAGAAAACAATCTCAAGACCAACAAACAGCAATTGATAACGATCTTATGAAGGAGCAGCATAAGGGTATGCCTATCAATATTGATAGACAAACTCGTACAACCTTCGGTGGCAAGAAAAGTTAAAAATTTTTAACAGATCAACCCAGCGAAATAGTTAACCGTACTGGAGGCCCGCAAGGGCAGGTACACAAGGAGAAACAATATGGCTAACGCGTCAACTACTGGGTTCGGTTTTAGACCCATTAAAAAAGTCGGTCAGAATTACAACAATGAAGGACTCTCTGAGTACAACATTGCGGCTTCTTCTGCTTTAATTTCGCACGGAGCAATGGTGCAATTAACTGCAGATGGAGTAATACTTTCTTCAGGAAACACAGATGAAAATAATCTGGGTGTACTGAATGGAGTGTTTTTTACTGACGCTACGACTAGTAAACCAACGTTTGCCAACTTTTTAGCTGCAAGTAATGCTGCAACTGATATTGTTGGTTTTGTAAATGATGACCCGATGCAAATGTATGAAATCATGTCTGCTGACACTGTTTATAACAATAATGAAACAGGTGGATGTGCTGATCAAGTGTTTGCAAATGGAACATCACCGCTTTATATTTCGAGATCAAAAATCTCAGCTACAACAGCAAATACTAAAGCGCAACTAAAAATCATCGGAGTTTCTAGAGATCCTGATCATTCTGATATAACTGCAGAGGGCTTTGCTCTTAGAGTTATGATTAATGAGCATATCTTAGGAAACAACGTGGCAGGTATATAAGGAGTAATTAAACTATGGCTATATCACGTAATCAACTAGTTAAAGAACTAGAGCCGGGTTTGAATGCTTTATTCGGCCTGGAATACAAACAGTATGAAAATCAGCACGCTGAGATTTATACTACTGAGTCATCTGACAGAGCTTTCGAAGAGGAAGTTATGTTGTCAGGT